GCGTTTATATCACATAAAGCCGGCACATCAGCTAAAAGCTATCAACAATATGGTGGTGTATCAAAGCAAGCATTGCCAAGCAAATATGAAAACCATCGTGAGATTAAAAAATTTATGCAAGATGTTAAAAAGCTACAACCAAAAGGTCTTGAACCTGGACAAAGCTTTTATAGAAGTATAAAAGATAACAACTTAATTGGCCTAATGAAGTACGGTCCGGAATATGGATCAGGGACCAGTATACATAATGTTGATGAATTTCATTTAGGCAATATGAATTTAATTGGTCGAGGACAAGGACCTTACACAATTAAAGCAGTTGAAAGTGGCACAAACGGCAAAATGCCAAAGGGTCAATCAGAAGCAGTGTTATTCATTCGATATCAAGCACGGCGAGGAGATGCAAGAGCAGCAGGTGAAGTTGTTCCAAATGCACGAGTCGGTGTTTTCCCCTTAGCTAAAACCTCACGAACTTCAAAGAGAGTATAATGATATTACAAGTAACTGATAATGCAAAAGAGTATCTTAAAAAAGTAGGTAAGCCAAATGTATCACTTGCGGTAAAAGGCGGCGGCTGTTCCGGGTTTCAATACGAATGGGGAACAACAGATAAAAAAGCTACGATTGAAAACTTATGGTTAGATCCCATGGCAGAGATGTTTGTTTTTGGTTGTACAGTTGATTATGTCGAAGAGCTTGGGGGATCATACCTTAAAGTGTTAAATCCAAACGCAGTCGCACAATGCGGATGCGGAGAAAGTTTCGGAGTTTAGAATGGAACAATTTAATTCATTTATAACAGAACAAAAGAATTTACATATGACACACATCGAAGATAAAGTTATCTACGGTGGAGTAAATGGCACACGCCAAGCAATTAATGCATTGCGTGAGTTAAGAAATATGTTAAAAGGGGAACACGATGGATCTGTATCTGTTAAATGGGATGGTGCTCCTGCTATTTTTGCTGGCATCGACCCTAGTGACGGAAAGTTTTTTGTTGCCAAAAAAGGTATCTTTAACAAGAACCCGAAGGTTTATAAGACTGACGCAGATGTTGATGCTGACACTAGCGGCGATTTGGCTACTAAGTTAAAGCAAGCATTGCAATATCTTCCTGCGCTTGGCATTAAGAATGTAATTCAGGGTGACTTTTTATATGGCCCTGGAGATCTAAAAACGAAAAAGATTAAAGGAGAAAGATATCTTACATTTCATCCGAATACTATTATGTACGCTGTCCCCGCAGGCACGCCAGCTGCGAAAGATATCGCATCAGCGAAATTGGGGATTGTCTGGCACACATCCTACTCAGGATCCACCTTCGAATCAATGAAGGGCACATTTGGTGTAGATGTATCAAAGCTTAAGAAATCAAAAGCAGTATGGTCACAAGACGCGATGCTTCGTGACTTAACTAAATATACAATGACAGGAAAAGAAACCGATGAAGTTAACAGATATCTTTCGGATGCGGGGAAAATATTCAATAAAATCTCAGGATCCACACTGCGACAGTTGGAATCAAATCAACAGCTGGCCCAGCATATCGAAACTTACAATAACACATACGTACGAGCAGGAACAGTTATTACAAATACAAAACGACATGTATCCGGTCTTATTAAATGGATTGCAACAAAGTATAAAAAAGAAATAGACAAGCGCAAAACCGATAAAGGTAAAGCTGCTCAACAGAAAAAGCTCGATGATTTATTAGCCTTTTTCTCACAAAAGAATCAAAATAGTTTAAAATTAATGTTCGATTTGCAGAAATATATCGTTTTAGCCAAATTAAAACTTATAAATATATTAAATAAATTAAGTAATATTAATACCTTTGTAAAGACTCGTACAGGTTATAAGACTACTGGTCCAGAAGGTTATGTAGCAATTGACAAACTTGGTGGTGACGCGGTGAAGATCGTTGATCGTATGGAATTTTCATACAACAACTTCTCGCCAGATATATTAAAGGGATGGGATAAACCGGGAAAGAACTAATGGCAGAACAACTTAGCTTTAAGCATTTTTATACAGTTGAATATCGTCCAGGTGAGGACGAACAAATTAATTACAGAGCATACAAGCGACGTAGGCACATGTACGAGGGCGAAAGCGCTGAGTGTGAATGTGTTGATTGCAATTGCGATCCATGTGAGTGTAGCGATTGGCGTGCGGACATGGGTCCAGCCGGCGGTGGTTATTCTACAAGTGATGCAGAATCTCTTGGTGAAAAGCTTTCAATTTCATCAAGACTAAAACTTTCCAGATCAATTCGAAGAAACAAAGCAAAGATTGCAATGGGCCGCAAACGTGCTGCTCGACGCTTTGCAAGTAAAGACGTTTTAGATAGGCGTGCTCGTAAGGCCGCTTATAAAATGTTCTATAATAAAATTACAAAAGGTATTCCAAAAGATAAACTCAGCCCACAGCGTAAACAATCCATTGAAGATCGTTTGAAGAAGCCCGCATTCCAGGGCCGCATAAATAAAATTAGCCGCAAATTGGTGAAAGACGTTCGTAAAAAAGAAATGGCAAGAAAGCGCGCATAATGAGTATATCGTTTAAGCAATATTTAGTTGAAGAAGAGAAGACTGTATTCTTTTCGTTTGGGCGTATGAATCCGCCTACTATTGGTCATGGCAAATTGCTTGATGCAATGGCAAAGGCAGCAGGTAGAAATCCTTATCGTATGTACCTGTCTCAATCAGCCGAACCAAAAAAGAATCCTCTTTCATATAAAGAAAAGATTAAAACTGTTCGTAAGATGTTTCCACGTCATGCTCGTAACGTTTTAATGGCCGCAAAGATAAAAAATGTATTTCAAGTAGTTCAACAACTATATGACGATGGCTTCCGTAAGATTATTATGGTTGTAGGCTCAGATCGTATTCGTGAATTTAATGCATTGATTAAAAAATACAATGGTAAAAAAGGAACACATGGTTTTTATAATTTTAGCGATATTAAAGTAATATCAGCAGGAGATCGTGATCCAGATGCTGAAGGAGCTAGTGGCATGTCTGCATCTAAAATGCGTGCAGCAGCTTCAAGCAATGACTTTACAGCATTCTCACAAGGATTGCCAAAACAATTCTCAAATGCAGAAGCAAAGAAACTATTTAATAATGTACGCAAAGGCATGGGCCTAAAAGAAGCAATTGAGTTTCATAAGCACATACAGCTTGCTCCTGTATCTGAAACTCGTGAAGCATTTATTGATGGCAACCTTTTCAATGTTGGTGATGAAGTTGCTATTAAAGAATCAGGTCAGCTTGGTATTGTGACTCGATTAGGATCTAACTATGTTATTATTGAATCAGACAATAAACAATATCGTAAATGGCTAGAGGCTGTTGAAAAGATTGAAGAAGCCTGTTGGGATTCACATAAACAAGTTGGCACTAAAAAAGGCAAAGACGGTAAGCAAGTACCAAACTGTGTACCAAAAGAAGAATATAAAGATCCTGCAGTTCTTGGTGATTACGGAACTCCTAAATCTGTTAAAAAAATGAAAGCAATAACTCCAGGTCAATCAGAAAACAAAAACTATTTTAAAGGTTTGAAAAAAGGTACAGCTGATAAACGTGCCGCACACTTTAATAAAAATGCTAAGAAGTCAGATAACGATGCATCTGCTTATAAACCAGCTCCTGGTGATGCAACCGGGAAAACTAAACCCTCGAAGTATACAAAATCATTTAAAGCAATGTTTGATGAAAATGATGCTGTTGATATGGCTAAAGCCAGAATCGATAGAGAGAAAACCCGAGATGATAGAAAGCACGATCGCATGTTAGATCGGGCAAGATTAAGAGACACATTTAAAAAGAATCGGACAACGAAAAGATGATTAAGTTTTCAACATATATTAATGAAGGGGCATTGGCTGATAAGGCTAAAAAATCCGGTATATCTGTTGGCACACTTCGAAAAGTTTATAATCGAGGTATGGCCGCATGGAAGACTGGTCACCGTCCTGGAACAACACCGCAGCAATGGGGTTATGCAAGAGTTAATGCATTCATAGTAAAAAAGAAAAAAGGTGGGTTGAACCACGATAAGGATCTAGCATGAAGAATTTTAAAACCCTCCGCGAAGGAAAAGCCCCAGTAACAGAAATGCATTGCAAAGATTGCGGTTGTGAACGAGGCAATATTAATCCAGATTGCGATTGTCCTAATGATGGAAGCGCTCCAATAACAGCAAGTCATTGGAAAGAGCAAGCAAATGAAAGCATTAATAAAATGAGGCTAATCAATATAATGAAGAAAGCCTCTCCTGCTGCAAAGAAAGCTTTAGAAGCACCATCACGTGTTGATAATAAAGATGATAAAAAAGTTAATGAGCTAACTATTGCTGATGTAAACAAAGCCACTGAAAAAGCAAAGAAGCGCCAAGCAAAAGAAAGAGAAACTACTGGAAAGAGTAGTGTATCTAGTACAGATCTTGCGGCTCGGATGCCTCGTAAAGAAGACGTTCGGTCTGCCGATAAGAAAGCCGAAAAATATAGAAAGCCAGATGGTACAATGGGTACTCGAATGGTACCAATGGATAAAACTGTTATGACATCTGAGCTTAATAAATCAACTCTTGGTTCATATGTAAAGAAAGCTACGGATCAGCTTGAAAAAGGTAAAGTAAAGAA